AAAAGGCTTCCATCGTGCGCGTTTATCTTCCTCCCGAAGCCAACTGTTTGCTATCGGTGTGGGATCATTGTTTGAGGAGCCGTCATTATGTGAATGTTGTAATCGCCGGAAAATACCAGGCGCCACAATGGTTAACCATGGAAGAAGCGGTCGTACATTGCACCGCAGGCATCGGAATCTGGCAATGGGCAAGTAACGATCAGAATGCCGAACCGGATGTGGTAATGGCTTGCTGCGGCGACGTACCCACACTCGAAACACTGGCCGCAGTCTCCATCCTTCGTGAACATTTACCTGAATTGAAAATCAGGGTAATCAATGTGGTCGATCTGATGAAGCTTCAACCTGACACGGAGCATCCGCACGGATTAAGTGACCCGGATTTCGATGCGCTTTTCACCAAAGATAAACCAATTGTTTTCGCGTTTCATGGTTACCCCTGGCTCATTCATCGCATGACTTACCGCCGGACCAATCACGAAAACATTCATGTGCGCGGTTACAAGGAAGAAGGAACCATCACCACTTATTTCGACATGACCGTTTTGAACGATATGGACCGGTTTCACCTGGTTCTGGATGTGATTAACCGATTGCCACAATTGGGAGCCAATGGTGCTAAGCTGAAGAAGATGATGAAAGATAAGCTTATCAAACACAAAAAATACATCGACTTACACGGACAGGACATGCCTGAAATACTGAACTGGAAATGGAATCAGAAGATAACATAGAAAACCTGGAATATCGAAGAGATGAAATGCTCATCGGTATAGCCGCCGACCACGGAGGGTTTGAACTAAAGACACAACTGACTGCTGCCCTTACTTTTGCCGGTTACCGGATAAAAGATTTCGGCGCCAGTGAGTTGGTTCCCGGAGATGATTACCCCGATTTTATAGCGCCATTGGCTCGGGCAATTTCGGAAGGTAAAATAACCCGTGGACTGGCGATCTGTGGCAGTGGCGTTGGTGCTTGCATTGCAGCCAATAAAATATCAGGTGTCCGTGCAGCATTGATCACAGATTCTTTTTCTGCTCATCAGGGTGTTGAAGACGATGACATGAACATGATGTGCCTGGGCGGCAAGGTAACAGGCACCGCCCTGGCCTGGGAATTGGTTCAAACATTCCTGAACGCTGATTTTAAGCCTGAAGAACGGTTCAAGCGGCGGCTTGAAAAAGTGGCGGCTTTAGAAAAAGAAAAAACATTTTGAAACAAAAAACTGGTTCTATGAAGGATAGTATGGGTAAAATAATACAAGCACTTATTAGGTGTAGCGCACCGTTGATATTTGTAGCATTTATGTTACAATACACACAAAAGGTGCAGAGCACCGAAATTATAGATGCCTGATATTTATAATATCCCGGTGCGTTGCACCTTACCTGCTTCTATCGACTTTTTTACTACAAACATTCATATCTGATGGATTTCACCTATTATTTGTTTCAAATACCAACTTTCGTACTTTTTATTTTGATCATTTCTTTGGGGGCAATCGTTGGGGGGCTTGGCACTTTTCTATTTCGCAGATATGTCAATGTAAAAATTCTCCGGTCGCACAACGAAGTAACCGGGTTTCTTTTTCTGGCCATTGCCAGCTTTTATGCATTCCTGCTTAGCTTTATTGTGTTTATGGTGTGGGGACAATTGAATGAAACACGGGGCAATGTAAGTCGGGAAGGTAGTTCTGCGATGGGTTTATATCACGATATCAAATTTTATCCGGATACTGTTGAATCGAAACAACTTATGATCGTTTACCTCGACTTTATATACAACGTTATTGACGAAGAATTTCCCAACATGGAACGAATGAAACCAAGCCGAAAAACGCCCGAATCGTTTGACCGTGTTTTTTATAAAATAGAACATCTCAATCCTAAAAACCAGTTCCAAATTCAATTGGTAGCTGAAATGTTTAATCACTTGAATCAACTTTCGACCTTTAGGGGACTTCGAGCCACTTCCAGCGAAAAGGAAATTCCAGCCCCTTTATGGTGGCCAATGATCCTGGGAGCCATTATCACCATTTTTTGTGTAATGAAGGGGGTACTTTGAAAGAGGTGAAAACACAGCGGGCGCAAATTTTATTGAAGTCCTTTAGACACGGGAGTTCTGCGCGTTTTGCGGCTTTTATTTAGAGTTTCGAATGATGATTGATGGTTGAATTAAGTTATAATTTTGATTGAATTTTAGAGCTAATGATTAAGGCTGGTTAAGTATTGTTTAAGTAGTTGATATAATAAATGATAGGGATAAGCAAAAAAGCACCGTGTTGATTAAAACAACATGGTGCTTTTTTGCTTCATTAATTTTTAAAAGTGGCAATAGGTTACAAGTTAGGTGACAAAATAGGTTACAATTTTTTTTGTAGAAAGTTAAATTTTGTCTGTTATTTTTGTAGTAACCCAATACAAAGTAATGCGGAATCCTCATCTGAAACAAAAAAGAGATAGGCGCTTAGTGAAGATGTTCTATGAACTTTACGATGTGAAGCGTAAACGCATGGATGATGTATTGGTAGAACTTTCGGAAGATCACTTTTATTTAGATACCGATTATATATACAGCCGCATTTTCTATTGTAAAGAAAATCACGATTACTATAATGAACTACTTAGTAACGGAAATAACTAGCCTGGCAAAAGGAATGGCTTATCATTATCTATTGCTGGCGGTTCAGCTTCTCCCCTTATAATTGAAATCTCATTTACTTCGGTTGCATCAAATTCCTTTTGGGCGCTGGCATCAATGGCGTTAAAGCTAAAGGATATGCGATACAAGTTACCGGCACCTCCGGAATCTTCGCGGCGCATATCGACACGTCGCATGGTTTGATAGTTAGTGCCACTCACCCCGTGAAAGCATGTATGTAGTTTTGTCAACAGCCTCAGAAAGTCGATCGCACTGGATTGATTGTACGCGCCCTGGTATGTGTCGCTGAAGGTTTCAAAGAACAGATAGAAATCAACCTGCATATCGCACTGCTGGATGAGTAAACTAAGATCATCGCAGGCGTTTGTATTGAGGCCAATGAATACGGCTGGCGTTGGGAATGGTAATTCTTCGGTTAGGTAAGAAATCTGTTCATGCCAAAGATCGACCCATTTTACTTCAGATATTTTACTTTCTATTCGTTGGGCCAATTCGTTGTATAAGTCTGTCCATGCTTCCATGATTGTAGTATTTAAATGGTGTTTAAACAGTTGGTGTTGTAATGGTTACTGTTGGATTATTGAACTGTGGCTCGACCTGGGTTTTAATAATGTTACCGAACCAACTATCGAAATCAGTCATTAGGGTTTTGCTGTTACCCATAAACTGGCGTTTGGGTATTTTTATTTTTGAACCCACAGGCATGAGGGCCATTCGTCTGCAAAACATGGCTTTTACTCCGATTGCTTTATTTGATTTATTAAGCGATACCGCTCCTTGTTTGTTGACCGTCACTTTTCCCGACAACTCGTAGAACTTTGCCCAGAAATACTTTTTCATTTGAGCCGTGACGGTTATGGTGCCTCCTGAATTATGGATATCAGCATGGTCGGAATCAGCTATTACTACCACTTTATTTATTGTGGCCAACTGCTTTTTGATAGATCGCATGAGCTTTCCGCTTTGGTACATAGTGTGCTTACCAGCCAGTGGGTTACTTGTTTGCTGCCACTTTTGGAATGAACTATCCGTAAACCCACCTTTAGGGAAGCTGTCTTTAAAGAATTTTACGGCTTCTGATGCAGCATAGCGTGAAGCATTTTTCAATAGTTCATTACCTATCTGCCTGAAATTTGGGACATTGTTTTTGTTATCCATTATTTTTGTATATTTGCAGTGAGAGAAAGCGTTGCTTGATCTCGGTTCGAAGGCAAACATTTCCGGTGTTTGCCTTTTGTTATTTAGTCAAGTTTGAAATACTGCATAAACTTACTGCTGTTTATTTGCTGCCTTGATACCTTCAATACTTTATCTTCACGTATAATGATTACCTGTTTAATGTTGTGATTTACTTTGCCTTTGTCGGATAATTCTCCCCGCAACTTACGCGCTGCGAGTGCCAGATAATTACCTTCAGGAGCATTTGACAGGTCGATTACTATTCCTGAACATTGTTGTTTGTTTGCTGATTTAACTGCATTCTTGATAAAAGATGGTGTTGATGTTGACTTATTTGCGTCAAAAGTCTTTAAATCGGCCAAATTATTGGGCTTTCCTAACCCAATTTCGGGGTTTTTGATGGCTGTTTTGTCGCTATTTTCGATGTGTGGACGGACATAAACATCTTGCTGAAGCTCTTTGGCAACCTTTTCGGCAGCAATTACAGAGGCTTTTACGTCGGATAAATCGGCAAAATCGTTAACGAAAACGGTGTTTTCGCCTGCTTTTTTGGTCTGATTGTAAGGCATAAAGGCTTTCATTTGCTCCGTATTGTCACGAATGATGCCTTTTTTATTGTCGGGAATAGCCTTAAAATAACTTTGCTCCTGGGTAAATACTTCTCCTGACTGGTGTGGGTTGTTGTGAAACTTAATGCCTTGCAATTTTCGTCCGAAGGTTGGTTCGTCGGTGGTTTGTTCGAGCCAGCAGCGGCAACCCTGATCGTAAGGTGGAATTGAAGTCCACTCGCTGACCGGCCTCACGATCCCATCGTTTAAAGCATGGCTGTCGCGAACCTCGCTATCTTCCATTGTCCGGTTTTTCAGACAGGGATAAATATCCACATCGTTGAGATAGGTGGCATAGTCCTGGGCGGCACTTACTGAACTGCTACAATAGCGCAGCTCTGTGGTGAGCCATGTTTCGTTGTGGGTTTGAACGATTCTTTTAGCCTGGGCAATGAACGATTCTTTTGACATACCTGCGCGCGAGTCGATGGCGGCAATATCAGTCATGAGCGCGTGTGATTTTGCACCTGCGAACTTTAAAAAGTTTTCCCGGAAGCTTCTTGTCAGGCTTGAATCGTAGTAACCTTGGCCATACGCTTTGGCGGCTTCGTTATTGAAAGCCGCATAGTTTTTAAGGACCAGGTCTTTATCAAGATCAGCCGGTTTAACTTCTCCGGAATAGATTTGATTGGCCAGCCGCTCAATGGCAGCATCCCAGGTAGCTGCATAAATGACGAATGCTGGTTTGAGTTGGGAGTATGGAGCGATACCTTTTAAGGTTGCGTTAGGCTTTTTTTTTTGACCGCCTGTATTATCAGGAGGCAAAGTAGCAGTGCTTTTTGCCCCGATGATTGGGAGCCCTGTGCGTGTGCGAACCTCTGCTATGTCGAAATCGAATGCGGTTGAAAGTTTCTCTACTGCATCAATGTACCCAGTGATATCAAGCGTTTCCTGATTATCCCATACCAGCGTGTGAGTTGAAAAGTCAGCATAAACACTGCTGATTTTTGCAAGCCTTGTTTTGATTTGGGTATTGAACAGGTATTTGTAGAACAGTTTGTCCTGTTCATATCGATCCTGTGTCAATCGTTCCTGAACTTCAGCAGCGCCAACAAAAGCTTTTTCGTCGGTTGTTGATGATCCTCCTAATACCCGTCTACTTATTTCTTTGTTGCAAACGTCGTTGATGAGCGATTTAAAGGACTGGTAAGCATCGGAATTATAATTGTTTGGAATTGTAATTGTTTCCTTTCCCTGAAGAACTCCGAACTGATTGGAACGGAAGTTTTCGAGCATTTCGAAAAGCTCATCGCGGCGACCTGTATCCATGCGTTCGGTAACTACAAAAACAGGAGGAACGCCAAACTTATCGATGTAACTCATCCAACTACCCATACCCAGTTTTTTAGCCAGAACGATCATGGCTAACTGGTTGAGCATACCTAAGTCCCAATCTTCGCCAACCTGAAGGTAATAGTCACGGTATATTCCATCCAGATAGCTAGTTCCGTTATCATCATATTCCTCGTTGATGATAATCCCTTTTTGCGGAATAAAATTGCTTTGGGGTATTTCTTTAACACGTACCAATTCGCCGTTTTCGTCGGTATCGAACATTTCGATGAGCGTTGGCCCCTGATAAATTGAGAATAGACTCAGCCGCATCATATTGTCGTGCCATGGGCGTTCGAGCAATGCTTTTAACTGTTCGTTTTCAACTCCTTTATCGTTAACAATTTTAAAAGATGAACGCTGAACGCGAAGGATTCGGGTATCTATAACACTTGCTAAGTGATTGTCGAGTAATAGCGACTGATTGAACCGCATTAAAATACCACGGCGCGGATAGTAAGGATCGGTAGCCGCCATTACTCCACGTTTCCAGTTGGTTATTTCCTGGGCATCGTATAATGTAGGTAGCCGTCTGTATGTTGGCTTTTTGCCATCGGACCGGTTGTAATATTCGGCAAACAAATTGTTATTTTTTACCCGGCTTAGTATTGCCTTTTCGAAGGCATTGCCGATGCGTTCTTTAATTTTCGTAGCCATTTAAATAGTGTTTAAATGAAAAAGTCTTTATTGGTATTGTTGCCCCAAACTGGGCTTACGGATGTACCTTCGGTAGTTGTGAGCTTTGGGCAGTTGATCAGATTCATGGCACCGCTTTGTATGTTTTCAAGATACTTGATAGCCTCTTTGTAAAGCTCGACGTAATCATCAGGAACCTTCCGTGCTGCGTTGCGTTTGACACTTCGGTAAACAACAATGCTGGCAATTATTTGCACCAACACACCATTGCGTATGGGCGTTGCGGCAAATATTTCAGCATGGTTGTAGATACCTGAAATGTATGAGATCACGAGGTCGATGGCTTTGAGTTCAATGTCATCAAGGATCGTGTTTTCATCCAAGGTTGATTCGGTAGCCAGTGCAACGCTTTCGGTCATTAGTCGCTCCTGAATAATGGAAATCAGATCTTCTTTGTTTATATACTTCATGGTAAATTGAATAAGCGTTTCATAACTCCTGTTCGGTAAGTTTTCTCTCCTTTTTTGCGGCGTGATTCACCGGGAGTGCAATACAATTCGAGCTTTTCTATAGCCTGGTGATCAGCGTCCGGAGCATCATCGTGTTCTGTACTTCCTTCCTCGACGGCGCAAAGCTGCATGATACCGATTTGCGTATCGGTGTGACTTTTCAAATCCAGATTGTAATAGATGCGGCTGTTTTGGTAGTATGGCTTCAGGAACTTGATAATTCGCTGCACTTTGTTGGTGTGTGGCGTGTCGATCTTGATCAGGTTGAGTTCGACTTCATTCTCATCTTCGGATTCCTCAATTGAACGCTGAACCTCACCATTCCAGAACTGGCTTTCGTATTGGCCCAGGTTGTTGGCTTCTTTAGGAAGGCTTAATTTATACTGACATTGCCAGTTAACTGCCAACTTCATTTTTGATTGCTTGACGTAGCAGTCGATCAGCCAGAAGTTGCGGCCATGCAAGCCCCACACGCGCACTGCGTTATAGTCGCTGGTTTCGTTGTCGGTATAAGCGATATCCCAGTGACTGATGATCATCTTGAATTCTTCCAAAGGCGGTAATTTGCCCCACTGTATTTCATCTTCAGTAAAATTGGAACCTTCGAGCTTGGTTTCGTGAAGGTATTCGGCCCAGGCAGCAGTAACGCCCATGTCTTTTTCCTGCTGCCTGTAATATTCGGCAGTGTAGTATTTCCAGCGCGGCTCGTAAGTAACTTTGTTGTAAGCCTTAATTTGACGTACACTCCACTCCGGATGGCGTTCCTGGAGGATGGTTTGAGTCATTACCCTGGCAAATTTGTTGTTTGCATACAACAGGCGGCGTGTAGTTCCGGTCATGGTTGGAAGGATGTCGCGCTCAATCTGATCAGCCTGTTTGCGCATCCGTTTGGGATTGGCAATGGTATCAGGAGTCTCTAAATCATCGATCACCCAATAGTTTGGACGCCGTTGTTTAATACGAACTCCACGAATTTTCTTTTTTATACCAAAAGACTTACCAATAAACTTTTGATCTATGGTATTAAAGTTACCCATTTCCCAATCACCTTCGCATTTTTGCACACCAAAGTCGTGAATCAAAAGCGGATTTGCTTCCAGTTCAGCCTGAATATCGGAAAGTAGTTCCTGGGCACGTTCTTTGGAGTCGGACATGAGGCACATAAACACTTCCTCACCACGAATCCATAAAAAAAGCGGCTCGATGATGTTGCAATAAACGGATTTTGCCAGGCCGCGCCCCCATTCTTCGAACTCTTTGATCAATGGATTTGCCGCAACATCGTTACAGAATTCTATATGAAAATCGGCACATTTGGCCATTGCATAGTGAGGCAGATAGGTTTCAACCATGTACTCCGGATCCACTTTCGCGCGGGCAATGCGTTTCTTTTGTTCCTCTTTTGATTCAAAGGGGTTTACATCGTTGGCTTTGCGTGCTATCTCCAACTTTTTCAGATACTCATCGGCCTTTTGCTTGTCGGTTTTTTTCTGCGTTGCCATTAGAAGTTGTCGTATTTATGATTGAGCAACCTACGAACGTTTCCTTTGTAAACTTCAGACCAATAGTCGATCATTTCACCAGATTTTTTATCGTAAAAATGCGGCTTTAATTTGCTCATTAGTTTTATTACCTGCCAGTAATACATGAGCCGTACCAATGTGATTAAATTCAATTTCATCCTAATTCGTTTGTTTTACGACGTATAATGTTTGATTGAAATTCGATGGTCTTTTCCCAAAGCGCTTCATCAAACTGGCGAAGCGAATTGAAAATCTCATCCATGACATCGATGAAAACACCCAGGGTGTAGTTGGTTTTATCCATCGTGATGAGCGTTTTATTCATTTTGCTCATTTCGTCCGACAATCGGGATGCTTCGCTGCGTAGTCGGATTTCTTCCTTCAGGTCGCCATCCTTTTGCGCATTCAGAATTGAATCTTCGATTTGCAGGCGCTGTTCGCTCATTACCCGAATGAGTTTGCGGATGTTATCGGTATCGGTGCTGGCGCACTGCATACGCGCTTTGCGAAGGTCGAGCCAGCGGCCCTCGGTACCGTTATTTGCCCAGGCGCTTACCGTTGCCGGTGTGACCTTTAGCATTTCGGCAACCTGGTTCTGATCGTACCCCTGCACAACGACATACTCGTAAGCTGCACGTCGTAATTTTTCGTAGTCTTTTCTTGATAGCTGAAGTTTACGATGGTTCTTGTTTGTCATACTCTGCTGTTATTTTCAGCAAAGTTGTTTTATTCTTTTATGGGTTGAAAAAAGTCGTTTTATCTACACTAAAAAATTCGTGTTAAACACACGTATAATTTCTTAACTGTCACTTATTTTCTCTATATAAAAAGCTGATTTTTCTTTCTCTAAAAAAGCCTGAACCTTTGCTCATCAAACGTGTCGATTTTGACAATTTTTTAATGTTAAAGTGTATGAGCAAAAGTTTGCAAGTAAAAGTTTTCGCTGAAGGACAAACGTGTTTTGTTGATATTACCGGTTCAATTTATGAATGGAATAAAAACAATGCTACTGACTTAAAAGCAAAATGCCAGGAACAGAAAAATGCAGGAATGACCAATTGTCATGTTTATTTGATGACCGTTGGTGGTGATTGTTTCCAAGGAAACGAAATTGTAAACATTTTGACAGATTTATTCGGTAGCTATACCGGAGAAGGTGGAGCTGTTGTAGCCAGTGCCGGAACTTACATTGGCGTAAATGCAAAGAGCTTCATATTGGCTAAGAATGGTCAATACATGATTCACAAACCTGAGGGCGGTGCTCAAGGCAATGAAACGGAAGTTGAAAACTACCTGACATTGCTTAAGAATATGACCGCGACTTACTACGATGCTTATGTGGCAGTACTAAAGAAACCCGAAAAGGATTTTAAGGCGAAATGGGAATCAGGTGATTTTTGGATGACCGCCCAGCAAGCTAAGGATTGGGGTTTTGTGACAGACATTAAGGAGCCTGTTAAAATTGACCAGGAAACGGCTAGCGCTATCCAAAAAAGCGGATCGCCGATAGCAATAGCAACGACCGATATTATTGTTGAACCAAATTTAAATACTCAAATGGATGTAAAACTTGTGGCTATTAGTCTCGGTATGGATTCGAATTCTACCGAAGATCAGGTTAATGCACAGATTGCTGCGAATGCAAGAAAGGCAAAAGACTACGATACCCTGAAGGCCGAAAAGGACCTAAAGGATAAGAACGAAAAAGCGGCAAATATCAAGGCTGAACTTGATGCTGCTGAAAAGGACAAACGCATCAAAGCGGATGCACGTGCCAACTGGCAAACTCAGTTTGAAAAAGACTTTGAAGGAACAAAGGCTTTGTTGAGCGGATTGACTGCCGTAGTTAAACCACTGTCATCAGGCATTAAAACCAGTGTTGATGGGAAGGGTGCTACTTACGAGGGTAAAACCTTTGAACAGATTCAGGACGAAAACCCTGATTTGCTGGCTGAACTGGAAGAAAACAACCCGGAAGCTTTTGAAGGATTGTTTGCTGACTACAAGAAACGTAACAAAATTAAATAGGAGGAATTGAACTATGCCAGCTTTAACAGATGGTAATTATTTGAACCAATTTGTAGCCCCCCAGCTTTTGGTGGAGTTGAAAAATTACAAGGATGACTTTTTAAGTCAACTGCAAGGAGCGCCTATAGAAGCCATTACGGCTGATGGTATCCGTTTTAACAAGTTGATCAACAATGTTGGTTTCCTTGTAAACAATACTGCTGAATTTACCGCAAAAGCGATGGCCGGAAAGAAAACCTTTGTGGAATGGGAAAAATACGATACAGAGCCGACTTCAGTTTCTGACGCTGAAATCCGTTATTTGAATTTTGACAAACGGTCGACTGTGCGTGTAAAACACATGGAAGCTTTAAAAATGGGGATCCGTGACCACGTGCTGTGGAAATTAGCGCCTCCCAATGCTTCAAGTTCTGATATGCCGGTTATGCGCACGACAGGACCTTCTGACGGTACCGGACGTTTAAGAGCCCAATTTGCTGATTTCGTGAAATACCTGGAATTGATCAAGAAACTGAACCTTCCAGACATGACTGCATTGAACATGGTTCTTTGTCCTGAGCATCAAACAGATTTGATCCTTGACCGTGACAGCGCAAAATACTTCGCTGATAAAAACATCTTCTTTGATGTGACTACCGGAAAAGTGAAATCAATTATGGGTTTCAATTTCTGGGATAATAATGCAACAACGGCTTACAGTGCAGCCGGCGCTAAACTTGCTAAAGGAGCTGCTTTGACTTCGACTGACCATGTAGCATCAACGTTTTTCTATGCAAAAAACACGATCTATCACATCGAAGCCGTGAAAATTCTTTACAGCCCTGAGACACAGGATACCAAATCAGCTGATCCAACTTCGACATTCAGGTTGCAAACTTATGGTTTGATCGATCGGATTGAGGAATACGGAACCGGCGCGATTGTGAGTGGTATTGCCGGATAGTTATTTAACCACAACAACTCTTCCAAAGTTTGAATAATACCAGTGAAAACTTTGGAAGAGTTTTAAAAAAATACAGTATGAAAACACTGAATAAAGAGGAATTGAAGGCTGTAGCTGCCGATATTTTTGGGCGCTATCCGAAAGCTGAAAAAGTTGCTGTAACAAGCGATGGAATGGCATTTATTACCGATGAAGGTGAGAATGCTGTGCTGAATCATTCGAAGCGTAATATTTCGGGAAAAGAACTGGCAATTGCGCGGTTTACCCGTGATGAAGTGGAAGGCAAAAGTGAAAAGGCAAAAGGCAAAAGTGAAAAACCGGATGCAGGAGAAGGGAAACCGGAAACTGGAGAAGGCAAAAGTGAAAAGGCAAAAGGCAAAACTGAACCTAAAACTGATAAATAATGAGTTTCCAGGGAACAATAGTAAATAAACTGAACGGCGGACTTGGTAGAACTACCAGTTCAGACCGTGTTATTTGCCTGATTGCCGGGATGACTCTGGTGGGAGATCTTGCCTACAATACAGCGACTGAATTGCTGGACATCAACGCAGTGGAGGAACTTGGAATTACAGCCTCTACCGATGATACCAACAGCGAATTGCTGTATTATCATTTGTCGGAAATGTTCAGACTGGCACCTGAAGCAACGTTTTGGCTGATACCGGTGGATAAAACCAAAACGGTAGCTGCTTTGGTTGCTGATGCTGATCTGAAGGCTGCTATTCGCGGTATCAAAGGCATTAATGTATTAGGCATTTCGGGACTGGCTACGCCAGCGGAATCGGCTTTGGTTGATGCTGTGGCGTTACAAAGCCTGGTAACATCATTTCTGGCTGAATACTTGTACATCGACGGGATTTTGGTTGAAGGTGTAGGCGCGGCTGAAGCTATTACAGTTACCGATTATCCTGACTTACGCACTGTTACAGCCCCAAATATTGGCTATGTGGTTGGACAAGATCCTTCCGTGGCTGAATTGAATGCTGGTTATGCTTTGCGCGCTGCCATTGGCACCGCTTTAGGCTCAATTGCTGTGCGTAAAATTCATGAAGATATCGGCAGCGTTGATATCGAAGAAAAACCACGAACGCGCAGGGGTGAAGAAAACTACTCGCTGACCGATGAAGCATTGGGACGCTGGCTTTCGGCTGCTTTGAGCGACGGTACCGCCTTTCAAACCTTAACAGAGTCCGAACAGAAGGAACTGACCGAAAGAGGCTGGATGTATGTAGGTTCGTTTGCTAACTATCCGGGATTTTATTGGAATGGATGCCCCACAGCAGTGACAAAAGCAAGCGACTATGCTTACTTCAATTTTAACTGCATCTGGAACAAAGCGGCCAGGATCATCCGAAATACGCTGATCCCGCGCATACGCTCGAAAGTGCCAACCGATCCACAAACTGGTTACTTGAAAAGTACCTGGATTGCAGGTTGCGAAAGCTCTGTAAATGCCGCACTTGATGCAATGGTTTCGGCTGGTAATATTGAGGATAAGGACGTGTACATCAATCCGGCTCAGGCCATTGGTGAAGATACGCCGCTGGAGGTGAAATGCCGGATTGTAGTTGGACGAATTGTTCACGAATTCAGCGTTGACTTAGGTTTAACCAATAATCTGTAACGACATGGCAACAGCAGGTAGTTTAATTAACAAGTTCGGACAGATGGCAGGATGGAATTCTGTCACCACAAATATGCTGGGTCGCGATGTGGAAGGCATTACCGCTTTATCGTACGATGATTCGACTGAGAAAGAAAACGTGTATGGCGCCGGTCAATATCCGATTGGACGTAGTAAAGGCAATTATGCCGCAAAAGCATCCATTACCTTATTGCTGGAAGAAGTCAACGCACTTCAGAACTCGTTACCTCCAACCAAGGGCCTTGACTCCATTGCTCCTTTTCCGATCGTGGTTGAATACGAATACAATGGCTTTAAGAAAAAGGACATTATTCACAATTGCGAATTCAAAGGACGTGGCGTTGATGTGAAGCAAAACGACAAGGTAATCGCTACCAAGTTCGATTTGGTTGTGAGCCACATTTGGTGGAATGTGTAATCAAGGCAAAAGGCAAAAGGCAAAAACAGGGAAAGGCTCCTGAGAAGATTAGTGCTGATGAATGTGGAGCCTCAGAGATAAGGAAAAGACCGCCCGAAACCCCGATATGGGAGATCGACGTGAGATAGGGCGGTCTTTATTATTCCAAGAATCAAATTTCAATTTTTTAATAATCTAAAATTTACAAGTATGAAATTTTCTTTTCGTGTTTTGATGGGCTGTTTAGTCCTATTGTGTGTGAGTGTTGTTGGCGCTGTTGTGCAGGCCGATCCGGTGGCCACCGGTGCGTTTTTAAAGGATCATGCTGTTTTTTTGATGGCTGGTCCGGCTATCGTTAGTGCAAGCATTACACCTGAGGTGATCAATGATCTGAAGGTGAAGTATGGCCGGATAAAGGTAATCACCGTGGTGGTGGAATCGCCAGTTTATGACATTGATAACATGCCATATAGCGACCGTATTTTATTTAAACAGTTAGGAATTGACTTTGCGACAATCGTTAACAATGAACTAAGCCTGGAAGATCGTTTAACGCCACTTGAGCAATTAAAAGAATTGTGCTATAAAGGTGAATATACTTCGTTGGCCGGTGAATTATCTGCCAAATATTCGGGAAAAGTGATCGAGGAAGGTGAGCAATACCAGTACCTGGTTAAGCGTCCGGATCGTGGTTTAATTAAGATGTTGCTTCCACTTGCTGAAGCTAAAAAGATTGATGAATTTTCAGAAAAGGCGGTTAAAAACCTGGTTGTTGGCGGTGATATGGACGCGCTGGAGGATGGTATCGTTTACATGGGCGTTGTTTCGAAATTGCGCCAGATGATATCACCGGCGCAAAGTTTTTTATCAAAAGCGTAGAGCGCTATCGAATTGGTGAAAATGACTTTATCCAGGAGGCGGATGCCATTATTCGCAAAGAATATGGCATTGATCCGGACTCGCTGGATGATAAGAAGTGGTGTAAGCTCTACGCCGAATACCTGCACATCAACAAACTCAATCATTTAAACATCAAAATGGCTTTTATAGCCGCAATATCGGAGGTTTTAAGCAATGTCAACAACAACTCAATGGATTCTTGAACTTGTAGATAAGATTACAGGGCCTATGAAGGATGTAATCAATGCAAGCGAAAAAGCAGCCAAAGGGGTTGATGACATTGGCCATAAAGCTGAAGAAAGCGGTAAGAAGCTAAAAGGAATGTCGGCAATTGATCTGTTCGCGATCAACGATGCCGTTCAGAATATTGCGAATGAATTTGACAAACTCAATGCTCCAGGCGCGACATTTAATGCGCAGCTAAAAGATTTAGAAGCCTTGACCGGGGTTTCCGGTGACGCGCTGGATGAGTTGGGAGAAAAGGGCAGGGCCACCGCCAAAGTGTTTGGCGGTGATGCCTCGGCCATGTTGGAAAGTTATAAAGGCGTTCTTTCGCGTTTTGGCCCTGATATTGCAAAAAATCAGGATGCGCTTGATTTGATGGGCCGCGATATTGCCACGCTGAGCAAAACAATGAAAAACGATGCGGTTGCATCGATGGACGCCTTAACAACGTCCATGCTTCAGTTTGGAGTTGACCTGAGCGATCCGATGAAGGCAGCACAAGAGATGACAACCATGATGAACGTGATGGCTGCCGGTGCCAAAGAAGGCGCTGCTGAAGTTCCTCAGATCACAAACGCCTTAAACGTGGCGGGGGTGCAGGCTTTAAGTAGCAAAGTGAGCTTTATTGAGACCAATGCCGCCATTCAGGCGCTTGCACAGGGTGGTAAATATGGCGCTGAAGCCGGTACCGCTTTGCGAAATGTGCTTTCGAAAATGGCAGGTATCGACATTGTACCCAAAGAAGCCGCCGCAAAGTTGGAGGCATTGGGCATTAACTACGACATTGTTTCGAACAAAACATTGCCATTAACCACTCGTTTGCGCGAATTAAAGAAAGCACAGAGTGATTCTACCGTAGTGGCACAGATTTTTGGTGTTGAGAATGCCGCCGCCGCTGAAATATTGCTCCGGTCGTGTGATTACCAGGACCAGCTAAAAACAAAGATTACCGGCACTAATACAGCTGTTGAACAGGCAAACATTGTAATGAGTGGTTATAACGAAACCATGGGGCGTGTGAAAACATGGTTTACCGATATTGCTATTGGCATGTTTGATGTGACTTCGAAGATCACGCCGTTTATTGACGGACTGGCAGGCGCAGTAATGATCATGGCTAACCTGGCAAATGCCCGTACAGGTGTTATTTTGCTTTTTGATACCTTGAAAACTATGCCTGTTATTGGAGCGATCGTTACAGGAGCCAGTACGTTGATTTCTGGTGCATTCGGAATGATGGGTGTAGCAGCCAAAGCCCTGGGCGTTGCAATTATGAATATCCCAATTATCGGGTGGATTGCAGCCATTATTGCCGGACTGATTGCTTTAGCAACCTATTTTTACAATACTTCAGCAACCTTCAGAGGCTTTTTGTGGGGTTTGTGGGATGCTGTTAAAACTGTATTTACTGGCGTCTGGGGATTTATTAAAGAAGTCGGATCAGGTATATTGGATTTGCTGAGCGGTGTTTTCAACCCGCTCAACTGGTTTGATCCTAACTATTCATTTTCGGCTGGGTTTAAAAAAATAGGAGATGCAGCGACCAACTATGGCCGTGAGATTGGTGAAGCTTTCGGGAAAGGCAAACAGGAAGGAATGGAGGACTTTTACAAGGAAAATCCTGATAAACGACCAAAAACCGATGCTTCCAGTTTCGTGCCTTATGCAAGCAATGGCAACCCTGATTTTGCATTTCAGGCAGCCGATTGGCAAATGTCTCCTGTCGATAAACATTTATCTCTGTTAAGACCGTCACCTGTAATTAAGCCAGGTGACTTAAAAACAGCCAGCAAAAAGACTTCAGACGCTGAATTAAAGGGTTCCGGATCTTCCTCCGGAATAAAGAATATTTCTCAAAAGATCGACATCAAGAACTACTTTACTATCAGTGGTGATGCTGATAAAAACAATTTTGAGGCCATTGCTGAAAAGGTTGTAAGAGTTATTAACGACAAACTGAGTGACGGACTAGTCGCATTATCATGACCTATAAACCTTCCATATTAGACCAACGGCCAGCAATCGATACAGGCTATGTAAGTAGGCTGTTGAGCGATGTGTTTGGCGTTGAATCGCCGGTTTATGTGCCGTGGTTTCTGAAACGGACTTATAAAGCCCTTCCCTATACCGATGTGAAGGAAGGAACGCCAGCCGATGGTTTGGCTTTACCTTATACCAATATTCAGGTTCTGAATAATGATGTTGATTATGACAATGCTCCGGTACGTTTTGGCCAAAAAAGCTTTGGCGCTTTCTGGCTAAAAGGAGGTACCTATAAAATATGGGATTACAAGGGAAATCTGATCGACATTGAGCTGAGTGATTTATTGATGCCATTGGCTACGTTGGTCGAATTTGGCAGACAAAAAACAGTGACCAAAACACCTACGTTAGGTGGTATTGGTACAGTGAAAGAAATTTACGGTTTAGAGGACTGGAGTATTTCCATCTCCGGTATAATCCTTCCGGATAACCTAAACCCGCTCACACAACAAACGGTGGCTGAGCAAATGGAAGCAATACAATTGTTTCACGAAATTGCCGGAAGCATTGAAGTTTCCGGACAAAACTTTGCACAAAGAAGCATCACCCGGATCGTTACCGAAAGCCTGAAGTTTTCACCCGTTCAGGGTAAGCCAAATATGATGCAATACAGCATTGAGGCTGTAAGTGATGGTGATTTATTATTGACAGATATGCTATGAGTACCTACGCTTTATATGGTGAGCTTATTTTCCCGGCGAATGATGGTCGCCAGGCTTTCCGCATTCGCCGCTTCAGCGAGTGTAAGATCGAAAGCAGCTGGAGAAGCCTCACCGATACCGCTGAAATCACCATTCCACGTAAGGTAAAAGACTTCGACCGGCTCAAGGTAAGTGAATGGTTCCGGGAAGGTGATCCGGTTGAAATATGGTTAGGATACGATGGTAACTTGTCGCTGGAGTTCCAGGGCTACATTAAAAAAGTTCCTGCCGGTATTCCGCTGATTATTGCATGTGAAGATGAAATGTACAAACTGAAGCGATCGACGGTAAGTATTAGCAAAACAGATTGCAGCCTGAAACAACTACTCAAAGAAATTGCTCCAGGTTACACTATTGTTTGCGACGATGCCAAACTTGGTAATGTACGATTTTCGAAAATGTCGCCCAGCCAGATATTGGAGGAACTGCAAAAAAACGGAATTTACTGCTGGTTTGAAGGCAAAGAGCTTCACGCATTCGGCACGAGTAAAAGCAATGCCGATCCGGTTGAAATACTGGTTGAACGAACGGCTTCAGAAAGTCTGAAACAACGTGAGATTGAAAAGACATTGGTGATTATGAGCCTGATCAGGAGAAAAGGCAAAAAAATACGGGTAGAGGTTGGCGACAAAGAGGCTGGTAAACGGATTACCCGCGAAATAAGCGGTATTGAAATCAGCGAAGCTGAAATGAGGCGTGAGGCTGAAAAACTATACGAGCAATCGAAACAACCTGGACTGGATGGCGACCTGACTTTATGGGGTGTGCCACGTGTGCAGCATGGTCATCGAATGAATTTGAAAAGCATTCTTTATCCGGAGAAAAACGGAACTTACTATATCGACGCAGTAACGAAAAATTTTGCTCCAGCAGGATATAGACAGGTTTGCAAACTTGGATTAAAAGCATCATGACACTAAAAAACGAATTGGACCGGTTTAGCCAACTGTTTAAAGGCCATTTAAACGGAAGCATGAAAGCGACTTTACGTTGGGTTTCGGCGACTGAAGTTGACTGGGATGCGCAAACAATGACGGCGGTGGATGGTGATGGACTGGAGTTCTTTGATGTTTTGCTGGGAGTTGGAACAACAGCGGTTAAGCCGGTGGTTGGTACTGATTGCCTGATTGCCATTGTGGAAGGTGATGAAGCTACGGCCTTTTTGCTATTTGCCGATGAAGCTGACTTGATTCAGTTCAATGGCGGAGAGTTGGGTGGATTAACTATTACCCCGGAATTGAAAACGCAACTGGATAAAACAAACCAGTACTGCCAGCAACTAAAAACAGCAACAAAGGCAATTGCGACGGCTTTGGATTCACTTGTTCCGGGAACATCGGCAGCTTTTGAAACGGCAATGACGGCAGTACAAATTGGTGATTTCTCAAATATTGAAGATGCAAAAATAAAGCACTGAAGATTAACGATTGATGATTAACGATTAAGGATTGGTGATGAAAGGCATTTTAACCGATAGCGATTTTGGATTACAGGTGATCGTACGACATTCTGCAAATGGACTGATAACAGGAGGACTGGTTATTGGCGACAATACTGATCAGTGCGCTGCCATAGCCTTGAAAATGCAGCAAGGCGAATTAAAAGAAGATCCTCTGATTGGTGCCGGACTTACAAAATTTATGCGCGGCAAATTTAGTCAAAGCGAAATTGAACAGCGGATCAGGCAGCATTTAACCAGGGCAGGAATCAATTACCAGAATTACAAGCAACGGATAGCATTAACTATTAATACAACAGAACAATGAACCTTACTATTTCACAACTAAAGGCAATATGCCCTACACAATCGACCATGAAGCTTCAACCGTTTGTTGAGCCGCTGAATGCTATTTTGCCAGGCTACGGAATTGATACACCGCTGCGCCTCCAGCATTTTATATCACAGGCAGCTCATGAGACCGGATCGTTTCAGTTTTTAACAGAACTGGCCTCCGGATCGGCTTATGAAGGCAGAAAAGACCTGGGTAATGTTATCGCGGGTGACGGTGTGAAATTTAAAGGTCGTGGCATATTCCAAACAACTGGCAGAGTGAATTACAGGGCAGTATCGATGCATCTTTTCAATGATGAACGGTTGTTAACTGATCCTTCGGTGCTGGCTATTCCTGAGTATGCTGTGCGATCGGCAGCTTTTTACTGGAAAAACAAGAACATCAACCAACTGGCCGATGCGGATGATTGCGTTGGAGTCACCAGAAAGATAAACGGCGGTACCAATGGATTGGCTGATCGACAGAGGTACCTGGCATTGGCTAAACAAGTAATAAAATAAGCGATGGACTTTACTACGATCATTATTACAGTTATAGGAACCATCTTCGGTGGAGGATTGGGTTCGTTTGTAACGATTAGGACTCAGAAGAAAAAGGCGGCTGCCGAGGCTGAGTCAACAGAGTTGGATAATGTTGAGAAAGCGATCACGATTTGGCGTGAGATGGCCCAACAGTTGAAAACTGAACTGGAGCAATCGGGTACAAGATACGTCGAGGTTGCCCAACAGGTTGATGAATTGCGCAAGGAGGTGAATAAATTGACCGCTGCGAGCAATAAAATATTGAAGATGCTTGACAAGATCACGCATGATAATTTGGAAAAAGTTGTAGAACAGATAAAAAATGAGATCAATGGAAAAATTGCTTAAGATTTTAGTGATTGCCCTGGTATTGCTGTCGGGCTGCAAAACTTCCCGGAAGATGACAGAATCATCAATGATGAACAGTTCTATCAGTACTGAAGAAAACAGATCGGTTAAAGCCAATGATGCTTTAAAAATTGATAATGATATTGCTTCGGATGAAGAAACTGGAATTGAAGAAACAAAAATTGAGTTTTATCCACCAACCGAAAAACCAGATTCCGGATCGGTAAAAAAACTTGATTCAAACGAGCATGGAGCGATTAAGTCGATTACAACGACAAAAACGACGAAAAAGAAAAAGGACACGGATAAAAGTAAGGTTGCAGCAGCGAGCGAAAATCAGGAAAATACAAGTGTTCGGACGGAAGGGGAGACTGAAGTTAAAAGTCAAAAGGCAGAAGTTAAAACGCAAAAGATTGGGGTGGCGTGGTGGAAGATTGTTCTTGCCACAATTGCGGCCCTGGTTGCGGTTTATTTTTTGGTTCGGAAGAACATTATCCGGATCGGTTTTTTGACGAAAGTGGTGGCGTGGATTGATCGGTTTTTAGGCTTATCAGGAAGAAAAACGGCACAATAGGCCGCTTCGGTGGTTTGGTTTCAATTTAAACGGTATTTAAACGGGTAAAACGGCACAGGGATGAGTACAGAGGTTAGGGTTGTTGAGAATCAGTCGTTGTTTGATTTGGCAATTGAAAAGTGCGGGTCGATTGCGGCTGTGTTCGCGATCGCTGAATTGAATGATTTGTCTATTACGGATGCGCTGACTCCTGGACAAATTTTGCTTATTCCGCCTTCGACAAGCTCAGGCAACGGGTATAATAAACCTGTGGCCGATTATTATGCGTCACGGGGTTTGAAGCCTGCGACTGATCCCTGGAACCCTTCGACAGGCTTATATGGTGATTTGTTTAATGACGGGATTGATTACATGGCGGTTGGGGTTGATAATATGGTACAATGACGAATGGCACGAATTAGAACGAATTACACGAATTAAAAGATGGCACGGACGGTTGCAGTTATAAAAAAAGAGGTTACAGATTACTTCATTGGTAATGAGACGGTGATTGCACTTTATGGACTGGATACTTTGAAAACGTTTGAGGATCAGTTTTCGAAGGTTAGCCTCGAGAGCATCTTGTTTTACGTGGTGGCGGTGGCTATCTGGACGCTGGAGGTGCTTTTTGATACGCATAAGGCTGAAATGACTGCCTTGATTGATGCAACGAAACCGCACAGGCTGAAGTGGTATGTCGATAAAACACTGAACTTCCAATACGGGCGCGACCTGGTAGAAGATTCGGACGTGTACGATAATACGGATGTGACGGATGAACAAATTGCTACGGAAAAGGTGGTTAAATATTCGGCAGCCATTGAACAGGCGGGTGTGGTTGTGATTAAGGTTGCCGGTTCGACAGGCTCACCGACCGATCCGGAACGTGGGCTGTTGACAGGTGATCAACAGGATGCGCTGGAGGCATATTTGAAGGAAATAAAAGACGCGGGAGTGAAGATCAGCCTGATTAACCAGGAGGCAAACGCATTTACTGCTACACTTGACATTTACTATGATCCGATGATACTGAACGCTGAACTGAACAGCCTGGCTAACGGTGGCAACCCGGTACGCGATGCAATTGAGGACTTTATAGCGAACCTGCTTTTTAACGGGGAGTACCGGAACGCGGCATTGGTTGATCGGTTACAGAAGGTTCCGGGAGTTGTGATCCCGGAACTGCATATTTCGGCGATCGATGGAACAACGATACAGGCAAAGGCTACACCTGCAGCGGGGTATATGAAGGTTTATGATGAAGGCGCTTTGGTTCTGAACGCGATTGCGTACGCAACGATAAGTAATTAGAAAATTTGAGGATTTGAGGATGTGAAGATTTGGGGATGTGAAGATTTGAGGATTAGAGGATTTGAAGATTTATGAAATTATTCGATATAAATAGGTTGGTGGTTTTGCTGATTCCTACATTTTTAAGGAAGCGGTTCAATTTTGCGCTGGTGAGGGCTATGGTTCAGCCTGTGTCGACGGTTATGAGCTTGTTTGAAGCGAACCGGCAGGCTAACCTTTATAATCTGAACCATAACGGGCAGGTGTGCAAATTGAGGGCTGTTTTGAATGATGCTTTTGACGTGGAACAACGGCGGATTAGGATTGAGGACAGTGAGCGATGGGACTGGACTTTTGTATACCAGGAAAGCGAAGATAAGCCGCTGTGGCTAGATACGTTGTTGATTGCCAGCGATGCTTTTACGAGTGATGCTGGTACTGATTTTACGGTTGTAGTACCGGCTTCGCTGGGTGAAGCGATCAGGCCACAGATGATTAGCCTGGTGAATTATTACAAGCTGGCGGGGAAACGATATAGTATCATATTTAATTAAGGATTTGAAGATTTGAAGATTTGAGGATTTGAGGATTGGCTTCGCTATTAAATGTAAATGAATAAATAGTAAATTTTAACAGATGAACCGAATTGATTTATTGAAGTATACGCGGTTTCCGCTGAGTAGCGAGACGCTTGGGTTTATGCAGAGCATGGCTCAGTTGGTTGCGAAGTTGGCCAGCCTGGGCGGGAATAATTACATTCTTTCGGGGTGTGTAACAACTGGATCGAACGTGGCTGCTGGCACGGTGGTCATCAACGGGGAGATACTTCCTTTCCTGGGCGGTGCGGTTGAAACTTACGTGGTGATTGAAGAAACGAAACGGTCGGTAACGGCTGAAGGGCAGGTTTTTGAGGAACTGTATGTGTCGCGATCGTGCCGGTTCGGTACAGGTACCGGGCAGTTAGCCTGGGCTGATCTGAAGCGGGTTCCTGACGTGTTTACCATGTCGGAAGCAATTGATGCATTGGCTCAAGACTTTGAATCGCATGTGAACGATCACCATGTGACGTGGGGCAATGTTGATGATAAGCCTTCGATATTCAATGGTCAGATTTTATGGACTGGTACCGTGATTGTAGGTGATGTAACCGGTGATAAAATTTTAACTGTCAATTTTGATAATTTAGGTACTGATGCATATATTGTTACAGGAAGCCTTAGAAGCGTTTCGTCGAACTGGAACAATGACAACGATGTGATTTGGATGACAAGGAATTATCAGTTTGATTCATTTCAATTGCTATTGCACGAAACAAGTTCGGACGTGCAAGATTTAAGGTTTGATTACGCATTGATAAAAAAGCAATAAAATGGCAAAGCAAAGTTTATCACAGATAAAGAACTGGTTCAGAACGCGGTTGAAACCTACACAACAGCAGTACTGGGATGTGTGGGATTCGTTCTGGCATAAGGATCAGAAAATACCGACTGCGACGGTTGAGGGGTTGAATGAGATACTGACCGGTAAGGCTAGCCAGGAATTTGTTAATTCCATTCAAGAAAACAGTTACAAATATTGGATTTTGGGAACCGTGACAGAAATTGGAGACGTGCTTGGCGGTGGCATTGTTTTTTACATTGCTCCGGATAAATCGTACGCATTGGTATGTAGTGAGGCTGACTTGGGTGGTTCGGAAAGGTGGTGCTTTAATGAATCGGAAACTAATCCGTTTTTAGGCATCGCGGGCATAGATCATATTAATATTGGTTCAGGTTGCGATAACACAGATAAAATTATTGCTGCTTTGGATGCACTTGGACAAAGCAATTATGCAGCGAAGATGTGCCGGGATTACAGGGGCGGTGGTTTTGATGATTGGTGTTTACCGGCTGCGGATGAACTT